AGCGCTGAAAGCCGAGTATTCACTCGAACTGGCACAAGACCTCAAGGCAATCCACGGTCTGAACGCTGAAGCGGAATTGGCAAACATTCTCTCTACTGAGATTCTTGCTGAAATCAACCGCGAAGTTATCAGAACCATCTACAAGGTTGCTGAGTCTGGTGCACAAGTTAACACCGCTACCGCAGGTGCATTTGACCTTGACGTTGACAGCAACGGTCGTTGGTCTGTTGAGAAGTTCAAGGGTCTTATCTTCCAAATCGAGAGAGATGCAAACCGCATCGCCCAAAGAACTCGTAGAGGAAAAGGCAACATGATTCTGTGTTCCGCAGACGTTGCTTCCGCACTGACCATGGCTGGTGTACTTGATTACACCCCTGCACTCAATGCAAACCTGAACGTTGATGACACCGGCAACACCTTTGCTGGTATTCTTAACGGTAAGTACAGAGTTTACATCGACCCATATTCTGCAAACTCTACTGATGATCAGTACTATGTTGTCGGTTATAAAGGTTCTTCACCTTACGACGCAGGTATCTTCTACTGCCCATACGTTCCTCTTCAGATGGTTCGTGCAGTTGGTCAGGATAACTTCCAACCCAAGATTGGATTCAAGACTCGCTACGGCATCGTTGCGAACCCATTCTCACAAGGTACCACTCAAATCACAGGCGCTGGTCTGACCTCTAATAGCAACGTCTATTACCAGAGAGTCAAGGTTCAGAACTTGATGTGATCTAATTACGCAAAGCGTATGATTGGGAGGTCTTCGGACCTCCTTTTTTATTGTCAGATAAATAGAATTAAACTCTTGCGAAAATGAAACCAACTCCTAGAGAAACACAAGAAGCGCATCAGAACTATGAAAAGGTTGCTGAACATCTAATGTCAGAAGGTTATGCTGAAGATAAAGATGCTGCTGATAAAATTATTAGTGGTATGAGCGAAGAATGGTACAATCTGATTGTTGACTAATAATGACATCTTCATATGCAAATCAAATTCAGAACAGAAACTTTCTGTCTCCTGCAGGATTTAAGTTTAGTATAGCAAAGACTCCTAAAGTAGATTTCTTTTGTACAACAGCAAAAATTCCAGAAATTACAATGGAAACGGTTATCGAACCTTTCTATCTGAAGAATCTTGATGTTCCTGGTGAAAAGATTGCATACGGTGATCTGACCTTGAATTTCCTTGTTGACGAAAACATGGAAAACTATATGGCAATTCACAATTGGATAACTCAATTGGGATATTCGGAAACTACTGAAGATTTCAAAGATCTGGTAACAACAGACGATGGAACCAGAGATATGATGAATCAGTATAGTGATGCAGCACTGCACATCCTAAACAGCAATTTCAGAACACAGTCGATACTCAAGTTTAAAGACGTGTTCCCATATTCCTTGACATCATTGGATTTTGATAGTACAGTAACTGATATACAGTACTTTACTGCCCAAGCGTCCTTCAAATATACAATCTATAATATTGTAGGAGCGGATGGCAGAACAGAATTATGATCGATCTTGAAAAACTTCAGGAGATGTGGGAGCGTGATGCTGTCATTGACCCTGATAACCTACATAATGAATCTTTAAAAATTTCAGAATTACACTCAAAATATTACACTATTTACAATACAATAACTCTTTTGAGAGAGAAAGCGAGAGGAAGTTTTAATATTAAGAAGTTAGAAAGGCACAACTACTATACAGGTAAAGCACCTGCAGAAGTATATGTCCTAGAACCATTTCCATACAAAGTTAGGGAAAAGGATGCTATCCAGAGATATTTGGAAGCAGATGAAAAATTGAACAATATGGATTTAAAGATCAAATATTACGATACTGAATTAAAGTTTTTGGAGGAAATAATTAGGAATATTTCTCAAAGAACTTTTCAAATTAAAAATGCTATTGAATGGCAAAAGTTCCAAGCAGGATTCTAATGAACCCTTACGAAGAAGATTTTGATTACACAGTAAATGTAACTATACATGATATCCGCTTACTACATCACTGTGTTCAGGAGGCAATCAGAACTTGGCCCGGAGCACCTGCTCGACCTGTTGAAGAGCAAGAACATTTGTGGTATTTGAGAGACTCTCTCTATAGGATGATGTTAGATTATACGTATAATAAAAACTAAAGTGAGATAAATAGAAATAAATTGTCCTAGAGATGAAGACGTTTAGATCTTTTATAACTGAAAAATATAGTGAGGAACACGCGCATAGAAAGTTGTGGAACCACTTTATCTCCCACGGTAAGCATGGTAAAGAAGTAAGACAAGCAATATTAGATAAGGAGTATGATAAGGCATTAGAGATAATGACCACTGAGATTCAGTACTCAAAAACTGATCCTAAACACCCGCTACACTTTGATAAGGCAAAAAGAGGTTTTTCTGTAAAGGCGGGTAAGAAAGATTCTGATCTTGACGGATATCATAAGGAATTAGATGATGCTATTCGTGGTGTTCACTCTTTAGCATCTCAGAAGAAGTTTAGAGGTGCTGTTGAAAAAAGACACTCTGCTAGAGTAACTGGTGGATCAGATCCAAATGCAAAATTATCCAGGACTTTTAAAAGTGCTGGTGGTAAGAACGCAACGCCAAAAGCTGATCTTGAAATCTTTAACGCTCAAAATCCCAAAGAAAGGCGTGGAGTCAGTATGAAGAAGGGTGGAGGTGCTCAACTTGCTTCAGCAGAGTCTGGAGAACTCCTAGGGACCTATAATGCAGCATCAAAAGCATATGTTAAAAGATTCCATGGAGATAAATCTAAAGAAGAACGTAAAAAGATTCAACAAGATATTATGAATCGTGCCAGCAGACTTGCTGACATTAATGCTAATATGAAGACTGCCGGAAAAGATGAGAAGCAGGCACTGAAAGTCTCTGGACAGGACGTTATTGATGGTTTGCACGATAATCATCCCAACCTCACTAGACAAGTCTCACAGGTCTCAACAACAGGTGATGCAAAGTTTGGTGGTAGAAATGCGCCAGGAACTGCAGGTACAGTTCTGACTGGTACAACTAAAAAATCTGATGCTACTGCAAAACCTGCAGAGCAACAAGTAAGTGCAAAACCAAGACAAGCATTACCAAAAGGTGAAGCAAGACCTGGTAACGTAAAAGTTGACTATAAACCTGCACCACAGCAACAGCAGGCAGCACCTGTGCAGCAAGAACCTACTGACCGCCAGAAGAAGGTTATGGCGCTGAGACAGCAGTATGCTCAACAGATGATAGCAAATCAACAGCAAGCAGCTGCTCAAAAGCAGGCACAAATGCAGGCAGCACAACAGCAAGCAGCAGTACAAGGACAATCAGAGAGAGAAAGAATTGCTAAGTTACCACGTAGACATCAGGCAACTGCATTAAGAAATTCTCAATCTAGAAACTCAACTACAGATCAAATATCACAACATATGTCTTGACATATCCACATAAATATCCATAGGTGAATCTTATGTATTATGTCTCATTTGATTATTAGTAAGAAGAACGAAGTATATCTCCACGTAAAAGCAGATCCTCACGTATATTATGAACTGGCAGATCAGTTTACGTTTGAGGTTCCAGGTGCAAAATTTATGCCTCAATACCGTAGTAAGTATTGGGATGGAAAAATTCGTTTATTTAATGTGCAGACAGGGGAAGTTTATGTCGGTCTGTTAGATAAAATTAGACATTTTTGTGAGTCTCATGAGTATAGTTATGAATTTTTAAATAATCCTTACTACGGATTACCATTCGAAGTAAATGAGATGATTTCACACGAAGGTGTGAAGGATTATATGACATCCGTCAGTAAGTATGCGCCTAGGGATTATCAGATAGAAGGCGTATACGACGCCTTAAAGCATAATAGAAGGTTGTTGATATCCCCAACTGCTTCTGGAAAGTCTCTGATGATATATTCGATTGTGAGATATCACGTTGAACGAGGACAAAATACTCTGATAGTTGTTCCGACGACTTCCCTTGTAGAGCAGATGTATAAAGATTTTGCAGACTATGGTTGGGACGTAGGTTCATTTTGTCACAAAATTTATGCCGGTAAAGAAAGAGAAACTGACTCGCAAGTGATCATCACTACCTGGCAGTCTATCTACAAACTTCCACGCAAATACTTTTCAAGATTTAATGTGGTCGTTGTAGATGAAGCACATCAGTTTAAATCAAAATCTTTAATATCTATAATGTCAAAACTTTCAGATGCAAAGTTTCGTTATGGATTTACTGGAACTCTTGATGGCACACAAACACACAAGTGGGTTCTTGAAGGACTGTTTGGTCCTGCATACAAAATCATCAGAACAGAAGAACTGATGAAGAAGGGGCATGTTGCTAAACTGGATATCAACGTACTTCTACTGAAGCACTCACCACATAAATTTGAAAACTTTGAAGAAGAAGTTCAATACATTATCAATCATGAAAAACGCAATAAGTTCATCCGCAATCTTGCTTTAGATCTCAAAGGAAATACACTAGTTCTTTTCCAGAGAGTTGAAGGTCACGGACAACCATTGTATGATTTAATAAATAAAGATGTTGAAGATCGGCACGTCTTCTTTGTTCACGGTGGTGTTGATACTCAAGATCGAGAAAATGTAAGGGAGATTACTGAACAAGAGAATAATGCAATTATTGTTGCATCATATGGAACGTTCAGTACAGGAATTAATATCAAAAATCTCCACAATGTCATTTTTGCTTCTCCATCCAAATCTAGAATTCGGAATCTTCAATCTATTGGAAGGGTGCTTAGGAAAGGCAATAACAAGACCAAGGCAACTCTCTATGACATTGCTGACGACATATCCTACAAATCCAGGAGGAACTATACCCTTAACCATCTAATTGAAAGAATTAAAGTTTATAACGAAGAAAATTTTAATTATGATATTGTAAACATACCGCTAAAGAACTAATATGGGAGATGCTTTTTACAGCGCAATTAAACTAACTACAGGTGAAGAAATCTTTGCTCTCGTATATCCCGATGATACAGAAGGAGAGCAAATACTTTTAATGCAGACTCCAGTGATTATGAGAATTATTAATACACCAGGAGGGTCACTACTGAAGGTCAAACCATGGATGACATTGCCTTCTGAAGATTTATTTGTAATCAGACTAGACAAGATTGTTACTATGTCTGAAGTTAGAGATGAGAATATGATTAGGATATATAATAATTACATTGAAGAGTGTGAAGAAGATTCTGTAGTAGAAGAAGAAATAAAAAGTGCTCAAGAAGCAAAGATTACTAGTAAGATGGGATATATTTCTTCAGTAGAGGATGCTAGAAAACTTCTAGAAGATCTCTATAAACTTAAAGATACTAAAGAAAGCTAGAGCTGATCTTCAAACCTAACAAAGGTATTCTACTCATATTTCACTAAGTTGTCAAGTCCTGAAAATGTGCTATAATGTTTATATAACAAGAGTTTATTTAAACTTAAAATGATATTATGTCAAGAAAGAAATCAGAACATTATGTAAACAACAAAGAATTGCTTGAAGCACTGATTGTCTATAGGACAAAGGTTGAAAAGTCTTACTTGAAGAACTTCGGTAAAGACCTCACCGAGCAACCAAAAGATCAAAGAGCAAAGCGTTGGGATGATAAACCACAGATTACTAACTATCTTGGCGAATGTTTTCTTAAGATTGCTACACACCTTTCATATAAACCAAACTTTGTTAACTATATGTTCAGGGACGATATGATCTCTGATGGTATTGAAAACTGCATTCAGTATATTCACAACTTTGATCCTGAAAAATCTAAGAATCCTTTTGCATACTTTACTCAAATTATTCATTATGCGTTTCTCCGTAGGATTCAGAAGGAGAAGAAGCAGTTAGAAATTAAAACCAAGATCATCGAACGCACTGGATTTGATGAAGTTATGGTAGTTGACAATAGCTTGCTTTCTGGCAATAGTTCAGACTATAATGCTATTAAGGATAATATTACATATAAGACTAATCGATGAAGATTGCTATTATTACAGATCAGCACTTTGGCGCTAGAAAATCCTCCAAGTATCTTCACAATCATTTCAAACAGTTTTATGATGAAATCTTTTTTCCATATTTGGAACAGAATAACATTACAACTGTAGTTGATATGGGAGATACCTTTGACAATCGTCGAAGTATTGATTTGTGGGCACTTGAGTGGGCAAAGGAAAACTACTATGACCGTCTAGAAAAGATGGGCATCAAAGTTCATACTATCGTTGGCAACCATACCGCATATTACAAGAATACAAATCAAGTAAATACGGTGGGACTTCTTCTTAAGCAATATTCTAATGTTGTTGTTTATCCAGAAGTTGAGGAAGTAAAGTTGGATAAACTCAAAGTACTTTTTATTCCTTGGATCAACAACGAAAATTTTGAAAGTAGTGCCAATGCTGTCAAGAGTTCGAATAGCATATGTGCGATGGGGCACCTTGAACTTAATGGATTTAGAGCACATCGTGGACACGTCATGGAAGATGGTATGGCGTGTGATTTATTTGAGAAGTTTGATAAAGTATTTTCAGGACACTACCACACGCGAAGTGACAACGGGAAAATTTACTACTTAGGTAATCCGTATGAGATGTATTGGAATGATGTGAATGATCCTCGTGGATTCACAATTTTCGATACTGAAACGCTAGAACATAGTCATATCAATAATCCATTTACAATCTTCCGTAATTTGTATTATGAAGATACTAATCATAAGTTGTTTGATTTTAGAGACTATGAAGAAAAAATTGTAAAAGTTATTGTCAAGAAAAAAAGTAATCCCAAAGATTTTGAGAAGTTTATTGATAAACTTTATTCGGTCGGTGTCCAAGACCTTAAGATAGTTGAGAACTTTGTAATTCAAGGTGATGATGATTTTGAGGTGGAGGAGACAGAAAATACAATTTGTATTTTGAATAGATATATTGATGAAGCAGAAATGGAATGTGATAAAAATATCGTCAAAGGAATTCTGCAGAAAATATATTCTCAAGCGTGTGAGGTAGAGTGATGTTTCTTCTTACAGTCAAAGATCAAAAAGATGATGGTGCTTATGCGGTTCAAGATCGTAAGGGTAACAAAGTCCTCTTTCTCTTTGAAGAAGAAGATGATGCAGAACGCTATGCTATGCAACTTCACGATCAGGAAGATGCTATGATGGAAGTCATAGAAGTTGACGGACCACTTGCAATTCGGACCTGTAAGTTGTATAATTACAGATATACTGTGGTCAAACCCAGTGACATTGTTATTCCCCCTAGATTAGATGATAACGTTCCAGAAAATCCGTTGGCGTAATTTTCTTTCTACTGGTAATCAGTTTACTGAAGTAGAATTAAACCAACATAGAACCAATCTTGTTGTTGGGACCAATGGTGCTGGTAAGTCTACGATGCTAGATGCCCTGACGTTCGTTCTATTCAATAAACCATATCGTAAGATCAATAAACCACAACTAGCAAATGCTACGAATGAACGTGAGTGTGTGGTCGAAATTGAGTTTATAGTCAATACAAGACAATATCTTGTTCGTCGTGGTATTAAACCAAATGTGTTTGATATTGTCGCAAATGGTACTCAACTGCATCGTGAAGCAGATGATAGGGCGATGCAACGTATATTAGAAGAAAGTATTCTTAAACTAAACTATAAGTCATTCACGCAGATTGTGATCTTGGGTAGCAGTACATTTGTTCCTTTTATGCAACTTACTGCTTCTAATAGACGTGAGGTGATTGAAGATCTCTTAGATATTAGGATCTTCTCTGCAATGAATAATATTCTCAAGGAGTATGTAAGAGAGAAAAAGAATCAAGTTAAGTCTTTAGATCTGAAGAAAGAAACTCTAAAGGATAAGATGAAGATGCAAAAGAACTTTATTGAGGAACTTGAGAATCGTGGTAATGCCAATATCAATACCAACAAAGAAAAGATTGCCAATCTAGATAAAGAAGTCGGCATTTATATTGAAGAGAATGCTCATACAGAGGAAGACATTTTTCAGTATACGAAGGAGCAAGAGAGTGTTATTGGAGCAGATGATAAGTTAGTAAAACTAAACAATTTAAAGGGAAAATTGTCTCAAAAGGTAGGCACAATTACCAAAGAACATAAGTTTTTTGCAGAAAATACGGTATGCCCAACTTGCACTCAGGATATTGAAGAAGAGTTTCGGTTAAATAGAATTGAAGACGCTCAAAATAAAGCAAAGGAACTTAGAGATGGTTATGAAGAACTTGAAAAAACAATAAAGTTCGAACAAGAAAGAGAGCGTCAATTTATTACCCTTTCCAAGGAGATTACAAAACTAACGCATGATATTTCTCAAAACAATACTCGAATCAATCTCAACCAGAGACAAATCAGAGGTCTTGAAAATGAAATTCAAACTATTACCAACAACTTACAGAACAGAAATACTGAGCATGAAAAGTTAGAAGAGTTTAGAGAAAATCTGCAAAAGACAATTGAAGACCTATCAGACAAAAAACAAGAAATCGTTTATCACGATTTTGCCTATTCCCTTCTTCGGGACGATGGCGTAAAAACGAAGATCATTAAAAAGTATCTTCCGTTCATAAATCAGCAGGTTAATCGCTACCTACAGATGATGGACTTCTATATCAACTTCAAGCTTGATGAGGAGTTTGGTGAAACCATTGAGTCACCTATTCACGAAAACTTTTCTTATAGTTCTTTTAGTGAAGGTGAAAAGATGAGAATTGATCTAGCATTACTTTTTACATGGAGAGAAGTCGCTAGAGTCAAAAATTCTGCCAATACTAATCTGTTGATTATGGATGAAGTCTTTGATTCATCCCTTGACGGATTTGGAACAGATGAGTTCCTTAAGATCATTCGGTATGTCGTTCAAGACGCAAACATCTTTGTTATTTCACATAAACAAGATATGCTTGACAAATTTGAAAGTGTGGTAAAATTTGACAAGGTTAAAGGATTCTCTCGTATAGTCTCATGAATGTACCTAACTGGCAACATCACTCTAAGAAAGAACAGAAACAAACTCTCAAACCACAAGCATTGAGAGCGCGTAGATCAGCACTACAAGACCTGAAGCGAAAAATCAAATATACCAAGTTTTCTCACGATACAATTCGAATTACATAAATATTTGGAAAGAGTATAATACAATGGACTCCAAGAAATTTATTTCTATTCAGGAAGCATATGCTTCTATCTACAAAGATAAGGGTAAAGAAGATGAGTCCCTTGATATCAAAGAAGATGAGTCCTTTGATCTTATCAAGGGCCATTTAATTGATGAAGGTTTTGCTGAAACTGAGGAGGCTGCGGTCGCCATTATGGCAAATATGAGTGAAGGGTGGAAAGAGAGTATTGTTGAAGGCAAACAATCCAAATAGAACCAGTTCATAAACTGTCTACTGGGAGGTCTT